ATGAAAGAATACTGTGATTGGAAGGATGAAAATCCTGATTGGGATAAAGACTGGATGGAGGGTGTCGCTGGCACTACCTATGGTCAACCCAAACAATCTGATGGATTCAAAGAGGTGATGTCTAAAGTACAAAAAGCACATCCCCGTGCAAACCTGAGTCGATTTACTTAAATATGGCTAGAGCAAGAAAGCGTAACAACGGCGGTCCTCCTGTCCCACCTGGCATGTCTGCAAAACAAATCAAAAGAAAGAAACCAATTGATGCATCTTATATGGTGCCTATCAATCCTCTTACTCCCAATCAAGAGACTGTTTTTGAGCAGTATCAAATGGGACAAAACATTTTGCTTCACGGTGCTGCAGGCACAGGTAAAACTTTTATCACGCTCTACCTTGCTCTGCAGGAAGTGCTTGACGAAAACACACCGTATGATAAAATCTATATCGTAAGGTCACTTGTGCCGACTCGTGAGATTGGTTTCCTTCCTGGAGACCATGAAGATAAGTCTGCACTCTATCAGATTCCATACAAAAACATGGTTAGATACATGTTTAGTATGCCCGATGATAATTCATTTGACATGCTTTATGACAACCTCAGAGCTCAGGAGACTATTTCTTTTTGGTCTACTAGTTTTATCCGTGGTGTCACTCTCGATAATGCTATTGTTATTGTCGATGAGTTCTCTAACCTCAACTTCCATGAGTTGGATTCGATGATCACCCGTATCGGTGAAGACTCTAAGATTATGCTCTGCGGTGACATCACCCAGTCAGATTTGACCAAAGACAATGAGAAGTCTGGCATTGCAGACTTCATTAAGATCCTTCAAAACATGAAAGAGTTTTCGTGTGTTGAATTTGGTATCGATGATATTGTTAGATCGGGTCTAGTCAAATCGTATCTCATCAACAAATACAATCTTGGTTTTTAATGTTTAATTTTATTGATGTTGATGTCAACGAAGTTGATGTCGATCCTGTGAGTAAAGATGGAGTAAGATTTTATCCCATCCCTGGTGCGGATAAATATTATCCAAGCGTGACTTCAGTCACATCTTTTAAGAATGCACAATTCTTTGCTGAATGGCGAAGACGTATTGGTGAGACTGAAGCAAATCGCATCACTGCTCGTGCTACTCAACGTGGCACAGCATTTCACAGCATGGCAGAAGATCATTTCAGGGGGACTCTGGACGTTAACAAATACTTGGAAAATAATCCATTATCTGTTAGAATGTTTCAGTCCGCAAAGACTACGCTTAACCGTATTAACAACATTCACTGCCTAGAAACTTTTTTATACTCTCACTATCTTGGTCTTGCTGGTCGTGTAGACTGTATTGCTGAGTTTGATGGTGAGTTGGCAGTGGTAGATTTCAAAACCTCCACTAAAGAAAAGAGTGAAGAGCATATCGAGCACTACTTTGTGCAAGAGACTGCTTATGCTGCAATGTTTCTAGAAAGGACAGGCATAGAGGTAAAGAAAATTGTCACACTTATCGCGGTTGAAGACGGGTCTATTCAAGTGTTTGAGAAGTACAATCTTGATGACTATTTACAGTTACTTAAATCCTACATCGAAGAGTTTGCAAATGCCAAAGGATAATCCTGAGGAAAAGTTTATGACACCTACCAAATTCTCGATGGAGATTGAGAGATTGGTGAAGACTAGTCATGGACTGATTACTTATGTTGAAGCAGTTGTCACTTACTGTCAAGAAAATGACATTGAGATTGAAACTGTTCCTAAACTTTTGTCCAAACCTTTGAAGGAAAGACTGCGACATGAAGCGCAGCGTATGAATTACATGAAAAAAACATCGAAAGGAGTGTTGCCACTGTGACTGGATTTGAAGTGTATAAAATGTATCTCGCATTAAAAAATCACTTCACAAAACCTGATTATGATTATGTGAAATACAGAGGCAAAACTCGTGCAAGCGAGAAGTCCTTTGAAAAAAGAAACGATGTATATTTTTTTAAAAAGTTGGCAACGAAGTATTCTAGTGAAGCGATGCTAGATTATTTTGTTGCCAACTTTATTTTTGATAGTAAAGGTTATCTTAGAAACTTTAGTAGTGACATCTACACTCAGTGGAAGGTCCATCAAGAATCTTTTACTTATAAATTTAAACAGGACATTGACTTGCTTTTAGAAGATGTTGGATTTCCTTACGAGGAAAACTTTGACAATCTATTCCACGCAGAAAGAGGCAAGCATCCTATTCTTCTTAAACGATATTATTCTGGCGAAGTAAATCTTGAGACCCTAGTCGTATTTGATCACTGTCTTCAATATGTAAAGCGAGTTGATAAAGTATTGACAGATCCTATGTGGAAAGATACTAAACTCAAAGTGCAAAAGTATCAACCATTTCTTTCTATCGACTGTAAGAAGTATAAGAAAATAATTTTAGAGACAATTAAGGCAAAACTATGAGTCAGTTTTTTCAGTCCGATCAAGTCCAGACAAATCTACAGGACATTTTTGAAACTTATCAAGACGTAGCAAATAAGACATCTCAACTTGGTAAAATGTCACGAGTAGAAAAATTAAATCACATTGAAGAATGCAAAACTCTTATTGATAAACAGAGAACTTTCTATGGAAGGTTGTGTCTTGCTGCTTCCGAAGACAGTGAGGCAGCAGACATGAAAGTCAGGATCAATTCCTTGTGCAATGCTTTTGGATACGAAAACCTGCTTGAGTGTATGGATGCCATGATCCAGACACTTGAGAAAGCGGCACAACAGGAAGTTGACCCTGACTAAATAGTATGCTACGATAACCCAGTAGCAAACACACAACAACACACAACTAATACGGAGAATCCAATCATGTCTTTTGCATCTCTAAAGAAGGCTAGTGCCGCTGGCAACACGATTGCCAAACTTACAAAAGAGATCGAGAAAATCAATCAACCTCAAGGTGGGGGCGGTCCTGACGAGCGTCTCTGGAAACCTGAGTTGGATAAGTCTGGCAACGGTTACGCTGTCATTCGTTTCCTCCCTGCTCCTGATGGAGAGGATATGCCCTGGGCAAAGATCTGGAGTCATGCCTTTAAGGGTCCTGGTGGACAGTGGTATATTGAAAACTCCCTTACCACTCTTGGTAAGGATGATCCCGTTGGCGAGATGAATCGTCAACTGTGGAATAGTGGATCTGATCGCGATAAGGAGACTGCTCGTGCTCAGAAGCGTAAACTGTCTTACTACAGCAACATCTATATCGTGAGCGATCCTGCTCACCCTGAGAATGAGGGTAAAGTCTTCCTCTACAAGTTTGGTAAGAAGATCTTTGACAAACTCGTTGAAGCAATGCAACCTGCATTTGCAGATGAGACTCCTCTTGATCCCTTTAACTTCTGGACTGGTGCTGACTTCAAACTGAAGATCCGCAAGGTCGATGGTTACTGGAATTATGATAAGTCTGAGTTTGCATCTCCTGGCACTCTCGGTGACTATTCTGACGACCGTCTTGAGTCTATCTGGAAGCAGGCATACTCTCTCGCTGAGTTTGAAGATCCTAAAAACTTTAAGACATACGAGCAACTTCAGCAGCGTCTGAATCTGGTGCTTGGTAAGGCACCTGCACCTGCTCCTCGCATTGATCGTGAGACGCAGGAAGATGAAGCAGTATTTGACACCCCTGTGGGTGGTTTCAATGACTCTGACATCACTCCCAGCAAGCCTTGGGGAGAAGAAGTATCTAACTTCCGAGAGAAGGCAGTTGCTTCCTCACCTGTGGAAGATGAAGAGGACGCAATGTCTTACTTCGCTAAACTTGCTGAGGAGGACTGATGACTGACCCAATTACCGTTGATGATTATAAACTCGTCTCTGACGAGTTCTTTCAAAAATATGATTTCGTAAAAGAGCGTCTACAACTGGGTGCTAAAGCGGAAGATGTTTTGAAAGTTATGGAAGCACTATCTGCACAAGTGATTAAGGACCGAGTAAAAGATAAACTTGGTCCCTTTGGTTTCAACAAAAAAACTGAGAAGTAATTATGAAGTTTGATATTCTTGATTTAATTTATAGAGTGCCAAACTTTCTTTCGGACGATGAATGCGATTCTTTAGTTGCAGAATACGAAGAAAGAAAATCAGAGTCTTCATATGAGCATTGCATACATGCAAATACAGGTGAAGATACTTATTCATCATTTCATAGAATTGAATTAAATCAGAATACAGACTCTTATAATTTAATTTTCAAAAAAACAGAGAAAGCAATTAATGAATACATCAAACATTTAGATTCATTTAATTGCTTTCATATTCCTTGCTTACGACAAGTATTCATGTATTCTCATACATATAGATTGTTGAAATATGAGCAAGGATGTAAAATACATCCACACTCTGACCATGCTCCATTCGCATATGGTAGTGTAACATTTAATTTAAATAACGACTACACTGGCGGAGTATTTAAATTTTTTAATGGTGAGCATGAAGTCCATCTTTCTAAAGGTGAAATGATGATATGGCCAGCAGATTTTTTCTGGGTCCATGAGGTGACACCAATCGAAACTGGAGTTAGATATAGTACGAATAGTTTTCTAACATCTATTCCAGAATATATGAGAGAGATTGTGGATGTTAATGTTAGGGAAATGTTTTGTCATCACCAAACGCCTCAACCGTATCAAATCTCATGAAACTTTTTGCTCTACCTCTAATATTGCTCACAGCATCACCTTCTCATGCTATTACATGGAAAGAATTCTGGGAACCCTTTGGGGTAGAGCATCATCATCACTATCATCGTCCAAAACGTAGGAAGATATGCACTGAGGAAGTCTATCGGGAAGTCCGTGATCGAAGAGGTTACTTCGTTGAGTATTACTATGAAACAGTAAGGGTGCCATGCTATAGGCGTTGGCATCGCCACTAAAACCAAAATCAACTTTTTTTTCCCAGAAAGTCGGAAAAAAAATCCCGCCAAAAATTAACTTTCTAAGGTTTTTTCCAAAATAAGACGAAATAAATTATCTTTTAGTTGAAAAAGTGCTTCCTGCTCTCTAGGATCACCCCCAGACCATTTTTCCAAATGGAAACAGACGGACTTGTAAATTAATGCAAGTCCGTCTTTTG